AAACCTTTAAAAAGAAAACTACTAAGTAGTAGGCGCAAAGGGGGGCGGTACGAAAGAAGATTAAGAAGTAGCTTAGAGTGTGAGAGGGGTAGAGTTAAAGGAGTAGACTTTAGTCTATGACTTTAACGACTCTAAGCTAAATCTTAAGACCCTTGAGGTAGGGATAGAAGAAGTAGGAAAAGGTTTTATCTCTTAACCTTTTTAAGGAGTCCTTTGAAAGAGCCTCTTTAAACCTACGAGTATATTATACCATACTTTTAGACATAAATCAATAGCTAAACTGTAGATAGTTTAGATAAAAGAATAATCTACTATAAAGATGTACAGTTGTAGTGAATATCACTAAGAATATTCTTTATTTAAATTAATACCAAAACAGGTAGCATATAGTGTGTATAATTATCATTGTCTTTAACGTACAAACTTGTACAGACAAAACAAAAGTAACATAACTTTATAACAATATAGGAGTAACACAAAGATGAGTGGAATTGCAACAGGAACAATAGAGTGGGCTAAAGTACTAGGTACTGCACCCGTTGATGACTTTACACCAGCAGGTGGTACTTGGTCTATCAATCTAATTGTAGACGATAAAGAACGTAAGCGTCTAGAGAAGATTGGTCTTAAGGGTTCACCTAAGAACGCTAATATGTTTAGCTTTAAGAAGAACGCTATTGCTAAGAGTGGTAAAGCAATGGAAGCCCCAAAGGTAGTAGACGGTTCTAAGAACCATTGGGAACAGACTAAGCTAATCGGTAACGGTTCAGAAGGTAGGGTTAAGTTCTATACTTACGAACACGCCTACTCTAAACAGTACGGTCTTGGTAAAGGTCTAGATATGGTACAAGTAACTAAGCACGTACCTTATGGTGATGGTGGTGATGACTTTGAAGTAGTAGAGTCTGCTATTACAGCAACAGTCACGGACGATGACGAATTCTAAATCATCCTTTGATAGAGAACAGGCAGTGGTCAAGATGCACACTGCTTGCTCTTCTTGTGGTTCGTCTGATGCAGTAACCACATACACAGACCACACTAACTGCTTTAGTTGCGGTAACCAAGTCTGGTTTGACAACGACAATACATATAAAGTTGAGGGGTCTTCTAATATGTCTAAAGAATTAACACAGAAAGAACAGGAAGCGTACACAAGAGCTTCGTTCCAAGCATTACCAGATAGAGGCATAACACTTGAGACTTGTAAGAAGTACGGTGTTAAAGTAACAGCTATGGGGTCTATCTTAATGCCATACTACGACACCATCGGGTCTACGTTAATTGGCTATAAGGTACGGACTAAAGATAAACAATTCAAGATAGCTGGTTCAACAGGCAACACGCTATTTGGTCAACAACTATTCAGTGGCAACGGCAAGTACCTCACGATTGTAGAGGGTGAACTAGATGCTCTAGCCGCGTACCAAATCAACGGCTCACGCTATGCTCATTTGTCTGTACCTAACGGTGCGCAGAATTCAGCAAAGGTAGTAGCCCAGAACATAGAATACGTAGAACAGTTTGATAACGTCATCATTAACTTTGATAACGACCAAGCTGGACTAGATGGTTTAAAAGAGACTGCGGAAGTAGTAAGCCCCGACAAGGTTAGGTTGCTGTCACTCAGAAAACATAAAGACGCTTGTGATTACCTCGCTAATAACGAGCAGACAGCATATGTTTCTGAGTGGTGGGAAGCTAAACCATACAGTGTCGAGGGTATCGTATCGGGTGACGATGCGTGGGACTTCTTTACAGAACGAGGAACAGAAGAAACTATACCGTTCCCAGAGTCTTTCGGTACACTCAACACACTACTCAACGGTGGTATTGCACTTGGTGAACTAACAATCATAGGTGCGTACACCAGCGTAGGTAAGTCTACGTTTGTGTCTGAGATTGTGTACAACATAATGCAAAAGACAGACAAGCGTATAGGCTGTGTCTTCTTTGAAGCTACTATTGGCGAGACTATCGAGAACTTGTTAACGGTACATACTTCACAGAAGATAGCTAACATACCACAAGCAGACAGAGACTACGATGCGTACCACAAGGCGTACCTCGAGATGACAGGTAAAGATAACCTACACCTATACAACTATCAAGGTTCGTCTTCAACTGACAAACTGTTTAACAAGATGCGATTCCTTATTAAAGGTAAAGGTTGTGAGGTTATAATAATAGACCCACTCCAAGCAGGTGTGTCTTCAAATGAGAACTCGGTGATAGACGATTTTATGGACAGGTCGCTGAAGTTAGCGAAAGAAACTAATGCCTCCATCATCATAGTATCTCACCTCCGTAAACCTAATCACTCGGACGCTCACAACGTTAACGAGTACGACATGAAAGGTTCTGGGTCTATCAACCAGATAGCGTACAACACAATCCTCCTAAGTAGGGACAAGATGTCTGAGTGTTCGGTAGAACGTAACACAACCAAAGTACAACTGGTGAAGTGTAGGCGTACAGGTAACACTGGTCTTGCTGGTTACCTCCAGTACAACGTAATGTCTGGTAGGCTAGAGCGTGGTGAAGAACCTAAAGTAGCGGTAGCTAAGACGGAGACAGAGTTTTGAGAATCGTCTTAGACTGTGAAACAGATGGACTACTACACGAGGTAACTACTGTATGGTGTATAGCTGTGATGGACGTAGACACAGAGAACGTAACAACATTTAGCCCTTGTCGTCAAGGATTAGATTTAAGTGACTTTAATTCTTGGCTCGTACAGAACCACGTGGTTGAGATAATCGGACACAATATCATAGGTTATGACGTTCCTGTCTTAGAGAGGCTTCTAGGTGTTGACTTCTCTAAGGTAGGGGTAATAGACACTTTGGTATTATCTCGTCTGTATGACCCAACTAGACAGTCACACAGCCTCAAGTCTTGGGGTATAGAACTTAACAAACACAAAGGAGATTACAATGACTGGTCAAAGTTTACTGGAGAAATGCTTGAGTATTGCGTTAACGATATTCGAGTTACCCTTGCTATGTATAAAGTATTTGATACTGAAGATAACAGTTTATCAACTGAATCTGTTGCTCTCGAACACCGAACTGCTGGAGCAATTGGAAGACAAACTAGACGAGGATGGCTCTTAGACGAACGTAAGTCTATGGTCTTAGTTGCTGAGTTACAGTCTGAGATTGTAAACGTAACCGCTAAAGTCAGAGAGACATTTAAACCTTTGCCTGTTTTCGTACCTCTCAATCACCCCGGACAGAAGAAACTTAACAAAGATGGCAGTATATCTGCTCGTTACCAGAAACAACTAGACCTCGGTGCTGAGTGGGTGGACGATGTTTGGGGTTACTATGACTACCCCGAGTTTAATCTAGGGTCACGCCAACAGATAGGTAGATACCTCCAACACTTTGGGTGGAAACCTAAAGAGACAACAGAGACTGGACTACCTGTTGTTAACGAGAAGACACTCGGTGAGATAACAGACATACCAGAGGCAGAGTTAATCAATAACTACCTGATGTTACAGAAGAGATATGCACAAGTAACCTCTTGGTTGAAAGCACTATCTAATGATGGACGAATAAGGGGTTATGTTAACCCTTGCGGTACTGTAACAGGTAGGATGACACACTCTAAACCTAACCTAGCACAAGTACCAGCTGTATATAGTCCATACGGTAAAGAATGTAGGTCACTGTTTGTTGTACCTAAAGGTTATAAGCTTGTAGGTATGGACGCTTCAGGCTTGGAGTTACGGATGCTTGCACATTATATGAACGATAAAGATTACACATACGAGGTATTAAATGGAGACATACACACAGCAAATCAAAGAGCTGCAGGACTTGAATCAAGAGATAAGGCTAAGACTTTCATCTACGCTTTCCTATACGGAGCAGGTGATGGCAAAATCGGGGAGATTGTCGGTGGAACAGCTAGGCAAGGTAAAGTTCTTAAAGCAAACTTCCTCAATAATACGCCAGCACTTGCTACTTTACGAAGCAGAGTTGCAAAGGCTTCTGGAAAAGGGTATCTCAAAGGACTTGACGGAAGAAGAATCAAAGTCAGAAGCGAACACTCCGCACTTAACACCCTCTTACAAGGGGCAGGTGCTGTTGTGATGAAGCAAGCACTGGTACATCTTGAGGACTATGCCAACAAGGAAGGGCTTGACTATCACTTCATTGGTAACATTCATGACGAGATACAAACAGAGGTGCGTGAAGACCAAGCAACTAGGTTCGGTGAACTAGCGGTACAGGCTGTGGTAGACACCACTGAGACGTTGAATCTACGTTGTCCTTTGGACGCTGAGTATAAAATTGGAAACAATTGGTGTGATACACATTAACCTGTGATATAATAATACTATGACTGATAAAAAACTAGAGAACCTCGTAGAGGATATGAACTCCACCATACAGACTATCTGTAAAGGTGACCTGAAAATAACCCAAGAAGAAGCTGATGCCTTTGGAAAAGAAATGGCAGAGG